AATACTAGGTATGAGGTTGAAAAAGCAGCTCTAAATGAAGAACAAAAACAGACTGATGAGCAAATTCAAAGTATAACGAAAGATCCTAAAGCTAAAAGAAAAGTAGAACAAAAAGCAGCTAAAGCAAAACATAAAAGAAATAAAACTAAAAATAAAACAGAAAAAACTAAAGCAGCTAAAGCCTTACTTTTAAGTACAGCTAAATCTGTAGCTCCATTATTGATGTATGCTGGAGTTAGAGTAGTAGCTCGATTAGCAGTTCAAAATAGTCGCCTTAAAGATTTAGTAGACCAAACTAATGCTATAATTGAGGCTGCAGCTACTCCAGAACAATTAGAACAAGCTAGAGTAAGTAGAAATGCTGCGTATAATGTATTAAATAATAACGAAAGAAATTTAATTGATATAAAAGAAAAACTAGAACTAGTTTCCATATTAGTAACAATCTTAACAACATTAGGTGTGGTTTTACTTGCCTCACTATCATTCCCTGGCACTCCAGCATCTGCTTATAAACCATATGAAGTTATAATAAAAACCTTAGGGATATTAAGCGCTATTTTACTAGCATTAATTCCTATTTTAGATATATTAGTAGCTGAACTATCTGATTTAAAGGCTCAATTACGAGAAATTGATAATAAATTAGATTTACAAACTATAGATAGTGGTAATCTAGCTGCGTTAGAGGCGTTGTTAAATAGTATTAAGCAACCTAAAGATGAAATATATAAAGGATTTAGATTGGTTATTAAAGAAGATCAAGATCCTAAAACATTTGTAAAAGGTAGTATTAAGCGTAATTATGCTGCCGCTTTAGATAAAGATGGTGTAGAGGTTATTAAAAGTGAATACTCATACACATTAGACCCACAAGTACTAATAGATCAAGTAAAAATAGTAATAGATCAACAAAACTTACAAATTTAAATATTTATACCCATGAATGTAAAAGCATTTAAAAATTTAATAAAAGAAGCAGTAGCTGAAGCAGTTCGCGAAGAGTTACATATTATTCTTAATGAAAATCAAGCGTCAACAAAACGTATGAATGAAAGTAAAACATTTAATTTTACTAGCAACGATGTACATGAAGTTGGAGATGTTCGTAATCAATTAAGAAGTAAATTAGGAGCAGCATTTGGTTTAGAACAACCAACTATGTCTAATGCAGGTGTACCTTTAACAGTAGATAAAACTAGTGATAACCCATACATGGATTTCATTATGGATGCTGCAGCTAATATGACTGCTCAAGATAAAGCAGGATTAAATAATTTAGGATAAGATGCCTATACCTCAAGTAGTACGTGTGTACCCTTTAGACTTGCAAAAAAATGTTGCAATAGGGGTTTCCTTACCTTTTAATGGACCGGGTGTATTTAATAGCACATACAGTACTAAAGACCAAATTAAATCAAATGTTATTAATCTTTTACTTACAAATAGAGGTGAAAGAATAATGAATCCTAATTTTGGTGCCGATATTAAAGACGCCCTATTTGAAGGAATGACAGAAACTATTGTTCCTCTAATCCAGGATAGAATAACAACTGCTTTTTCTTCTTATATACCTCAAGCTAGTATAAGTAAAATAGATGTAGTATTTAGTGAGGATACCAATACAGTTAATGTAACTGTAAATTATACATTAAATATTTCTGGGGAATCAGATCAAGTAAATATAGAATTTCAATAGACATGGCAGATAATAACGTATCATATATAAATAAAAGTTTTAGCGATTTCAAATCTAATTTGATAAATTATGCTAAAACATACTTTCCTAACACGTATAACGACTTCTCGGATGCTTCGCCAGGGAATATGTTTATTGAATTGGCATCTTATGTAGGTGACGTAATGTCATTTTATTTAGATACTCAAATCCAAGAAAACTTCTTATTGTATGCTAAAGAAAAAGAAAATCTTTATGCTATGTCATACGTTATGGGTTACAAACCAAAAGCATCATATGCCTCATCTGTTGATTTAGATGTATACCAATTGATGCCTTCATTATTTAATGTAGTAACAGGAGAAACAGTACCTGACAATGTAACTTATGGTTTAATTGTACCTGCTAATACTAACATAACATCAACATCTACAGGAACTAATTTTATAACAACTGATTTAGTTGATTTTACTGATTTAACAGGAGCTGAAATAACTTTTGTAAATGATAATTTTTATTTAGTTAAAAAAACAGTTAAGGCAATATCGGCTACTATAAAGTCTTCGACATTTACGTTTACTACACCACAGAAATTTCAAAATATAACTATAAACGATACAAATGTATTACAAATATTAGATGTAACAGGAAGTAATGCTAATCAATGGTATGAAGTACCTTATTTAGCTCAACCAACTGTATATTTAAAAACATCTAATACAGGTTCAGATGCTGGTCAAGTACCTTACTTACTTACATTACAAAGAACCCCAAGACGTTTTGTATCTAGATTATTATCTGATAATACATTACAACTAGAATTTGGTTCAGGTGTATCTAATAGTTCAGATGAAACTATACTTCCAACCCCAGATAATATTCAATTAGGTTTAGTACCCGGTATTTCTGATTTAGCTGATAATTATAATAAAGCATCTGTATTTTTTACTAGAGAATATGGTTTAGCTCCTTCAAACGGTACATTACAAGTTAGGTATTTAGTTGGTGGTGGAGTAGCATCAAATGTTCCTTCAAATGATTTAACATTAATTGACAATACAGGAACTTATTTTAAAAACGGAAATCCATTTAATACCGCATTAGCTAATCAAATATTAAATAGTGTAGTATCTAATAATACAAATCCATCATCAGGTGGTAGAGATGGAGACCAAGTAGAAGAAATCAGAAATAATGCATTGTATGCATATTCATCTCAACTAAGAGCAGTAACTAAAACAGATTATATAGTAAGAGCACTATCTTTACCCCCAGAATATGGAAGTATCGCTAAGGTATATGTAGAACAAACACCTGCTTCTACTAATGGTTCTGAGGCAAGTAATTTATTAGCATTAGATTTATACACGTTAGCATATAATTCTAGCAAACAATTAATTAATGCATCAAGTACATTGAAAAATAACTTGATTACATATATGAACGAATATAGAATGACTACTGATGCTATAAACATTAAAAATGCTTTTTATGTTAACATAGGTGTAAATTTTGATATTACAACAACTGCGGGATATAATAATAATGAAGTAATTAGTAATTGTATATTAGCATTACAAAACCATTTTAATATAGATAAATGGCAAATTAACCAACCTATTATATTATCTGATATAACTTCTAAACTATTAACAGTAAAAGGTGTTCAATCTGTAGTTAAAGTTGAAATAATAAATAAACAAGATAGTACAGGAATTAATTATTCTATATATGGATACGATATTCCTGGAGCTACAAGTAACAATACAATTTACCCATCACTAGATCCTAGTATATTTGAAGTTAGATATCCTAATACAGACATACAAGGAAGAGTAGTATTGTCTTAAATATGAGGAGGGCAAAGCTCTCTTCTTACGTTTACAAAAAAGGTTATGAAAAAAATTATATTATTTGCTTTATTAAGCATTAGTTTATTTTCTTGTACTAAACAAGAAGAAGAAGAAGAAGGAGCTTATCCTTGCTTAGATGGTAACTGTGAAGGTTATTTTTATGTCTCTGGTCCTGGACAAGATTCTATAGATATTAATGGATATCATCATGTTAAATGGATTGGATTAACGTATTTTACTATTCGAGGTGAATTATCCGCTTTAGCTCCTGAATATATAGTAAACGAATTACCATTAATTGAAGTAGGTTTTGATTCAGATTATTTTGTATTATTTGATACAGTTAGATATAGATATCCTGTATATTCATTTTTAGGATTATATACCGATAAACGTTTTAAAGATCCAATTCCTGTTGGAACACGTACATATACAATGATAGGTTTATCTGATTATATGTCTCCTACTAATATTGTTGGGTATCAAATACCTAAGAAATTTACTGGGTGGGAAAAACCATACGCACGTACAATACTAGCTGTTTATAGTAAATACACATACCAACCAGGAGTTAACATATTCTTTGATGATGAAATGGTAGGTGACACAGCATCTATATTTATGCGAGCCGTATTTAATAACGATTTTGGTCGTCAGGTAATAAAAAACTATAGAATGAATGTAGTTTTTGACTAGAATTTAAGTAAGTTATATTTATTGTAAAACAAAATATAATTTATGGCTTACACAAGAGAACAAATCGAAGCCGCTGTAAAATCAAAAGGATATGTTTGGTTTGAAGGCGCAAAAGACTATGATTTAAATATCGTAGGAGTTAGAAATTCAGCAACCGGCAATAAAGTTACTAATGTATTTGACGATACAATGACTGTAACTTATAAAGTAGGTGGAAGTTGGGTTATTAAACAATGGCAATGCACTACAGATCCAGGTACTAAAGGTGTTAAAGAATTCCATAATGTAGCAGGTGTTGCTCGTTTAGTTGAAGGACAATACCGTGGATCACACACACTAGGTTTACATCAAGGTAAATATGAGGCTTTAAAACAAGCTAAACCTGTTAAAGTTTATCGCGATGCTAATAAAGATATGACTTATGACGAAACTAAAATTCAAGAAGGTATATTTGGTATTAATATCCATAAAGCTGGAGTTGATTCAACGTATGTTGAAAATTGGTCAGAAGGCTGTCAAGTATTTAAAAAAGCAGCTGATTTCGAAGCGTTCATGGTAATTGCTCGTGAAGCAGCAAAAGTACATGGCTCTTCATTTACATATACTCTAATCGAAAGTTCAGATATTAAATAATGGAAGAGTTTCCTGATTTTATTGATAATTACGATTTGTAATTAAATCCTCATAACTGCCATATTTATACGTAGCAAACTTATATTTATGGCAGTTTATAAAATATTCCCAGAAAAGAGCAATACCTTATTTTCATACTACCCCACGCTTAATTCTGGGATAGATGAAATATTAGAACTTAGTACATTCTATACTGTAGCGGGTACGAATGAAGTATCACGTATAATAGTTAAATTCCCTCAAAGTGAAATTAACGATGTGATAACTAATAAAGTATCAGGAAGTTCATTTGACTCTTATCTAAAAATGTATCTAGCTAACGCTAGTGAAATTCCATTAGATTATACAATATATAGCTATCCTATTTCAGGAAGTTGGAATGTAGGTACTGGTAGATTAGGTAATTCTCCTATAATTACAGACGGTTCTAGTTGGGCTTATAGAGACGAAATTAGTGGAAGTGCTTGGTTTGGAGTAGGATTCCCAACAGGAACTACAGGATCATACAACGGAACTAATTCAGGTGGAGGATTATGGTTCACAGGATCATATGAAGCTACTCAATCATTCACTAAAGCTACTTCAAAAGATATTGAATTAAAAGTAACCCCAGCAGTAAATGCTTGGGCTAGTTCTTCAATAAGTAATCAAGGATTTATAATTAAACACTCAAATACAATTGAGTTTACAACAGCCTCTAAATTCGAGACTAAATATTTTTCTTCTAACACACATACAATTTACCCTCCTTGTTTAGAGATTCGTTGGAATGACTCAATATATAATACTGGTTCATTATCAGTTATTACATCAGATTTAATTGTAGCTAGTATATCTAATAATCAAAGTGAATACCAACAAGACTCAATCCAGCGTTTTAGAGTAAATGTAAGAGATAAATTTCCTGCTAGGAGTTTCCAAACTGCTTCTGTATATTTAAATAACAAAGTATTACCTACTACTTCATATTGGTCTATAAAAGATTTAGATACTGAAGAAGTTATTATAGATTTTGATACATCTTATACAAAGATAAGTGCAGATTCACAAGGTAATTATTTTGATGTTTATATGAATGGTTTACAACCTGAACGTTATTACCAATTACTATTAAAAACAGTATTAGCTAATAAAGAAGTTTTAGTTTTAAGCCAAGATTATTACTTTAAAGTTATAAGATAATGAAATTAAAAAATTTAATAAAAGAAATTAAGATCCAAAAACCTCAACAGATAATAAAAATAACTCCTGAGGGTGAATTAGCTATTAAATTAATGCATATGTTTAATGCTATAAGGATAGGTTTTAATATTAATTATTCCGACGTAAGAGATTTAATAGATAGTAATGAAAAAATGGATTGGGCTCGTTTTCTTCTAGACTCAATAAAAGAAAAAGCAATACTCCCTAATGGAACCCCAGTTGATCATTTTATAAAAACTTGGAAAGAAGAATATGGAACTGAAAATGAAGATGAAATTAAAGACTATTTAGTACAATTAATGAAACATAATTATATTAATAAAATTAAAATATAATGTCAAAAATTTCTATACAAAAACAAGTATTCAATAAAGATACCTTTCCTAAGGTAGTAGATATTCAATTTAAACAATTGATTAATACTAATCAAGCTGAGGATACTCCTAGTTTTACCTTAGAAGATTTTTTTACTTTATATGAACAGTTATTTTTTCAAATACCAAAAGAAGGAGATACTAATTCACATCAATATATTTTAGAAAAAGAAGCAGAATATTTAGGTATTAATCTTAATACTGAAGATGTTCAAGCTCTTTTAGCTGAGATCACCTCACTAAGACAAGAAATAACTTCAGCTCAACAAACAATTCAAACATTAAGTGTAAGCGGTTCAAATGGCTAATAATATTCAAATAATAGGAAATATAACAGATACTAATACTATCTCTCGCTACTCATCAGATGATGTTAGACTAATAGGCTCACAAGAAATACAAAACTATTTTGATCCTAATAGTGATTACGTAGAATATTACGTATATGATATTGGAGGTACATTATTAGGAATAGATTATAGCTATAATAAGTTTAAACTGCCAACAGACTCAGCTTTAACCCCATCGTATGCCCCTCTTCCTAACTCTCAAAACCAAATAACAGATGCTAATGTAGGCGTTTTAAACTCTACACCCCCTGATACTGGTTCTTCTTACGCTGCTGTTGAAATAGACCCAGTTAATGATTTACAACAACTAGGATATAGTTCAGGTGAATTTAAAGTACAATATAACTTTTTTAAAAATAAAGTTGGTTCACCTAACAATGAATACTTTTTAAAACGTATATCTAGTGATAGAACAGAAATTAGTATAACATCTACAGCATTAACTAACGCTCAAATAGAACAAGATGCTAACAATTTAATTAATGAATTAAACGCATCTCTATATTTTGTTAACTATTTAGTCAATTTAGGTTTAAACCAACAATATGTAACTGTTAACGTAGCTTTAGATAAGATAGAATCGGGATATGAGATTTTATTCAAGTTATACGAACCACTACCAGATAGTATCTCAGAAAAAACAACATTGTGGGTAGTAGAAGAGAAAGTTAATCCTTATTCATTTAATATTAACTTAGATACTTTAATAACACCTCCTGCTCCATTAATGTTAAGAGGAGCTAATTTTACTATTCCTATTTCTCGTGAAGTAAATACTATATCTACTCAATATGGTACTTATAGTGATATAGTTACATCATTACAAACATCACAAAATACTACATACCAAAAATTATTAAATACTTTAACTTCATCTAGTATAGCTATTAACGTTGATTATACTGATTATAATAATTTTGTTTTCTTTGGTTCTGTAGAACAACGTATAGATAATTTTTATTCTAAAATAAAAGAAATAGAGGATTATAACTCTCTAATTACATCATATACTCCCAGCGCCTCATTTAATCCAAACTTACAACTTGAAATTAATAGATACACAGCTAGTATAAATGATATTATATCTAATTTTGATGGGTATGAAACTTATCTATATTTTGAATCGTCATCATATACCTGGCCTAAATCAACATCAACATTACCTTATATATTATATTCGACAGGATCGGTTTCAGGTTCTACATGGTTTATAGATAATAAAGATCTAGCATCAACATATGATGAATTAAACCAAAATAATTTACAAAACGGAATTCCAACCTTCTTAATAGATAATCCAGATAACAGCCAATATTTATTATTTTTAAATATGATTGGTCAATATTTTGACAACATATGGATAATGCTAAAATCAGTTACTGATATAAATTTAGCAAATAATAACTTAAATGAAGGTATTTCTAAAGACTTAGTATACCATGTGTTGAAATCATTTGGTATTGATCTTTATAATAGCTCAGAAGGAGATAGTTTAAACCAATATTTAGTAGGTAATAATACGGGAAGTGCTTATTTTAGTGGTTCGTTAACTGATTTTTCACCTACAAGTAGCTATTTAAATAATATTCCTAAAGGCGATTTAGTAGCTGAAGTATATAAACGTATTTACCATAATCTTCCGTTATTAGTTAAAACTAAAGGTACAACTGCTGGTCTACAAAATATTGTAACTATGTTTGGTGTAACTAGTAGTATATTAAGTGTAAAAGAATATGGTGGTGAATCAAAAGCAGAATATTTAAAAGGATATAGTACAAATAAAGTTAGATTAGGAAGTGTTAATCCTTTAGAAAATGTATTATCACCAATAACCTCTATTCAACAAATAACAACGGCATCCGTTGACTATTTAGATAATGACTTACAATATGTTGATGTATCGTTTTCACCTCAAAATCAAATAGATTTATATATTTCACAATCTATATCGTCTAGTAATTCTACTTTTGATTTAGATGAATATATTGGTGACCCTAGACAACAATACTCAATTACATACCCTGATTTAGATAATCAACGTAAAATATATTTTGAACAAGGAACAGGTTCATATAGTGGATTTACTTCATCTTATTTAGATTATAACGGTTTTATCCGTTTGATCCAGTTTTTTGATAATTCATTATTTAAAACGTTAGAAGCATTTGTACCTGCTCGTACTAGTTTATCAACGGGAATAACATTTAATTCACCTGTATTAGAACGTAATAAATTTGCTTATGCTAATCCTACTAACAGTACAACAGAAAGTATAAAAGAAGGAGAGATAATAAGTGGAAGTATAGGATCAGAATACGGCTATTTATACGATAATTTATCTGGAGACAAAGCACCTTATTACTCAGGAGAAATCAGTGGTAGTGAAATAAATGCATACGATACTTATTTTATTCCTTCTAATGAAAATCCTTATTTAGGAGATATAAATGTATGGAACTCTCAACATGATGAAGATGAACAAATCAGTTTAGAAAAATTTGCCTTATCTGATTACAATGTATTATTTAATAATGTTTCAAGCAGTATAAAATCAGCAAATAGAAAAACCATAGAAAACCCAGGCTCACCTGATATACTATTAGAATATAAAACTGGATCTATTACATCATCAGCTGAATTACAAGATTCTTATTTATCACTAACATCTTATAAAAATCCAAGATATGATGGTGTTAAAATTCGATCAGCTATTTACAATGAGTATACAGCAGGTGATTCAGGCTCGTATGGTAAAACATCAGCTATAGATAAATTTCAAGCTTATTTCTTAACGTTTAAAGAAATTAGAAATGCATACCCTGAGTTAGTAGGTAAATCTACATTATGGGTAAATAGTTTAGTAGATAAAAACGGCACTCAATTAGCAGTAAGTACAGACACCAGTTCAAATTACTATAATAACTTAATTAATAATTTTGGAAAAGACAGTATTGTAATC